AAGACAATCATCGGAGCCGTCTAGGCTCAGAAACGGCTTGCCCCCGTTGGGCTTGTAAAACGGACGCTTGGTTGTGGTCGCCTGGAGGCCGTGGTTGCCCGCGACCAGCTTCACCGACACATTGTCAACGCTGAACTGGGCTGCAGCCCCGGCCCGCCGCTTAAGCTGGATGTCGCCCAGCCCTGTCGCGGCAGCGATGGCGTACACTACCTTAGTGCCTGTCGTAGTGCCCGAAAGCAGGTCAACACCAGATGCAAATTGAGACCCGGCGACAGCCCAAGTACCCGACACGACTGCCGTTACATCGAACTGAATGCGGTATAGTCCATTAGCGACTAGAGATATGTTTTGCTGGAGACCCGCGAACGTCCCATCCGGGGAGTTAACCGTGCCAGCACCGCCGCTGATTGTCGCCTGCGTCTTGGTCCAGTTGGTATCAGCGTCAAAGCCACCGTTTGTGATGAGTTCGGTCGCCTGAGCCACCTGTTGCGCCGCTGTACGCTTTGCCCACTTGCTGTCTTCGAGAGCAAGCCCCACCGGATCGGCATCTGCCGCAACCTGAGTACCGCCGACGCTAGTCTGAAACAGCCGGGTCAGGTCGCCGAAATTGCCGAACAGAAACCCGTCCTCGCCATTGGCGAAAAGGCGATAGAGATCACTGCCGCCCTTGTCTGGGGTGAGGGGGCTCCCAAGGATAGGCTGCAGTACGCTCGCGAGCTCTCTTCCGAGGTTAGCCACTGAACACCCCGCACGATGTGCTGCTCGCAAGCCGGGCGAAGCGGTAGACGCCCGACGACAGCACCGCCCCCGGGTTGTCGCCGCGCAACTGCCCAACTTCCTGGTAGCCGCCAGCATCGTCCTTGAGCTGCACCGCCACCCGCGCACCGATATCGTACGCCTTGAGCGACACGGTCAGCGTCGAGCCCGAAGCGATCGTCACGTCCGACGAGTTTGCGGCGCCGCTGCCGGTTGCCAGAATTTCCGAAGCCATCAGGCGTCTCCCACATTTGGCGCTTCAGACCGGGCGGCTGGGCCGCCCGGTCAGTTCGTCAGCTGAGCTTTTCGACCGCAGCTTCGGCCTTCGCGACGGCTGCGCGGGCATCGTCAACAGCCTTCAGCGCATTCGCCTTGCCCGCATCGTCGGCCTTTGCGAGCTTATCCTCGGCATCGGCGAGGGCGCTGCGCGCGGCCGAGAGTTTCTCCTCCGCCGCATCGAGCTTGGCGGGGTTGATCTCCACGGCCCATTTCTCGCGCACCGCCACCTCGGCCAGGTCGCCTTCGATGATGTCGCCCTCGTTGAGCGTCTCGACCTGCGGGGCATTATCCCGCCGCCCGCGAAACGCGACTTTCACTTTCGCTTTCATGTTTCACTCCATGCTGTCGGGCTACCCGCTTGTAGGGCGGGCAACGCCGGTCAGTTCTGGTTGGCCTGCGGGTTGTTGTGCTGGTGCCCCTTCATCAGCAGCGCCGTGAACGGCGTGCCGGTGCCATGCGTGCCCGAGAAATCGGCCAAGAGCTTCAGGTAGCGCTTCGAGCCCTTGTAGCCGAAGCGATAGGCCTGAGCGGCTGCATGGGCTGCGACCAGCGACTTGATGATGCCGTTGCTGATGCCGCTGACGCCGAGCATGTCCGCATCGGTGACGTTGGTGTAAGTCGAGTTGTCGTCGGAATGGGTGAGCACGAACTCGATCTTGTTGGTGCCCGAGAAGGTGATGCCGCCGGCGCCGATCGCGAGGATCAGTTCGGCCGCATTGATGCCCTTCAGGTCGATCGCCACCGGAGTGGTGTCGGCCGAGTAAACCGCGGGGTCGATCACGACCGCGAAGTTGAGGTTCGAATGAATGTCCTTCATCCGATGTTCCTTTCGAGGATGGGGTGATAGCCCGGGCGATCAGCCGTCCGGGCCGGGCAATGCGCTTGCGAAGCCAGCCTCAGGAGGTGGCGCACTTCAGCAGCTTGATCGCCTCGAAATTCTGCACGCCGCCGCCGACGCGCTTGGTGATGTAGAACTGCACATTCGGCTTGTTGGTCAGCTCGTCGCGGATCACGCGGTTGCCGATCCGGTCGAGGATCACGTAGCCGCGCTTAAAGTCGCCGAACGCGATAGGATAGGCGTTCGCGCCGAGTGCCTGCATGTTGTCGTCGGTCGCGACGGGCTTGCCGAGAATGGTCGCCGGCATGTCGACGCCGGTCGGCGGCGCCCAGATATAGTTGCCCTGCCCGTCCTTGAACTGCCGCACGGTGCCCATCACGGCATCGCTGATCAGCCAGCTGGCATTGTTCCGGTACCCGGCCTTCAAGGCATAGAACAGCTGGATCAGGCTGTCGGTCGGGTTTGACGACGCGAAGCTCGAGGCGTTGCCGGTCGCGATATAGCCGAGCGATCCCCAGGCATAGGACGCGTTGGCGACGGTGGCATAGTCGAGAATGCCGCGCGGCTTCTTGACGCCGTTGCCGGTGATGAAGGCGGCGCCTTCCTGCTCGTTGAACGTGATGTTCACCTCGTCGGCAAGCCAGGCCGCAATATCGATAATGCCATCATCGAGCATGCGCTGCGTCGTCACCGGCTGGGCATAGATCTCCATCACCGGGAAGATCAGTTCCTTGAGCGTCGGCGTGCTGGTCGCGGGGCGAGCCTCTTCCTCGCCTACCCAGCCCGATCCGGCGCCACCCTGGTTGACCAACTTGCGGTACTCGTCGGTGCCGATCGGCCGCACCGTGGCGAGCGAGCGCATCGTCGACACCGTGCCGAGGACGCGGTCGATCGTCGTTTCGATTTCTGGAGTCAGCAGCGCGCCGCCGTCCGGCCGGGACTGCGTGGTGAGCGCCGCCTTGATTGCGAGATCGTGCAGGGCATGAATGTCGCCCGTGCCGCGCCGGAAATAGGAGGCGAAGGCTTCCGAATAGGCGCGCCGCTCAGGCGTCGTCGGGTCGCCGCCCCCGCCGCCGAGGGCATGGGCCGCGGCCTTGCGGTTGAGATCGTCGATCGCCTTGTTGAGGGCGGCAATCGTCTCGTCGATCTTCGCCATCTTGTCGCGGGTGACGACATCGTCGAAACGCTTGTCGATATTCTTCTGCCGCTCGGCATCAGCGGCCTTGAACTGCTCGAAGGCGCCGTTGATTTCGCGAAGCAGCGTCAGGGGGTCATTGGCGTCGGCGCGAACAAAGCCGATGCCGCGCGCCGAGGCGCGGTTGATCAGTGCATGGTGCATGGGACTTTCCTTGTCAGGATTTCAGTGTGGCGAGCAGCTTCGCCGCGTCAGCAGCAAAGCGAGGATCGCCGGCAAGGCCGCTTGCATCGCGCGGGGCGGCGGGTCGGGTTGCATCACGCTGGCCCGACAGGGAGTTGAGAATGGCGGCGCGCTCCTTGCGGGGCACACCCTTGTCGGCAAGCGCCGCTTCCGCGCGGCGCCGTGCCAAAACTTCGGTTGCAATCGCGGCACTCGCGGCGTCCCCCGCCGGCTGCTCGTCGATCAGCGCATCGGCGAACTTCTTGTCGACGGCGTCCGATGCCGTGAGCCAGGTGCCGTCCGATGCCTTGGTCGGGCCCGACAGCATGGCCAGCACGTCTTTCTCCGTCATGCCTGTCCGCGCCGCATAGATCTCGGCCATCGAATTGTTGATCGTCCCGAACAGCTCGGCAGCAGCCTGGAAGTCGTCGTCGTTGCCGACCACCAATCCCCAGGCCTTGTGGATCATCATCATCGAGCCGCGACCCATAACGATATGGTCGCCCGCCATGGCGATGATCGAGGCCGACGATGCGGCAATGCCCATCACCTCGACGCTCACTTTGGCCGGGTGCTCGCGCAGCTGGTTGTAGATGGCGATGCCTTCGAACACGTCGCCGCCCGGAGAGTTGATCTTTACCGCCACCGGCTTCGGCCCGATCGCGCGCAGCGCCGCCGACATGCGCCGCGCTGTGAAGCCGCCGCCCGTCCACGGATCTTCGCCGATCACGTCATAGATCGAAATGCTCGCGTCGCCGCCATCTTCCGCCGCCGCGTGCGGCAGGTCGGCCCAATGCGAAAACGCCGCGCTCGGCGCATCCCAGTCGAAGCCCTTCGGCTTCTGCAGGGCCTGCACCTTGGGCAATGTGCGAAGGCTCATGGCGTCGCTCCCGGCTTGACTGTGATGTCAGGGTTTTCGAGCACGTCCCCACCGGGGACTGGGTTCATGTCTTCGAGCGCGCGAACATCATTGGCGCTCAACACCTTGATGCGGCGGCCAACCGCATAGGCATCCCAGCGGGTCTTGAGGTCGCCCTTCACGAGCGCGGAGCGATTGAACCGCGCATAGAGCTTGGAGTTCGGGTCGGCAATCAGCTTGAGATTGACCGTCTCTTCCCAGGTCGTCAGGTCCTCCTCTGCCGTGAAGGTCAGGAAGCCCTGCGTCTGCTGCTCGATACCAGTGCCCCAGCTGGTCGATTTCTCGGTGTCGCCGATCATGTGCGGCGGCACGCCGAAAAACATTGCGATATCGGTGCGCGAAAACTTCCGGCTTTCGATCCACTGCGCGTCTTCCGCAGTCATCGTCAGGTTGTTGACCGTCATCCCTTCTTCGAGGATTAGCGCCTTGCCTTCGCTTTCGCCCCCAGCACGGTACGCATCTAGGCTCTGCTTCAGGAAGTCGCGCGCCTCGTTGCCGATCCGCGCCGGGTGCTGCAGCACCATGCTGGCGCGCGCCCCGTTCTTGAACACCGAGCCGCCGGCCTTTTCCTGCGCCTGCGCTAGTCCGATAGTCTCGCGAGCATAGGTGATGGGCGACACGCCCGTAATGCCATCGAGCGACATGCCGACGAGGTGAAACACCTCATCCTGTTGCAGCACTACCTGCCGGCGGTCGGGCCGCGTGTAAGTGTAGACCAGCGACAGGTCTGGCTGTTGCTTGCAGGTCACCCGGTCGGGATGCATCGGGATCATCTCGATCGGCCGGCCCATCGACCAGACAATCATTGCATAGCCGTTTCCACGGAGCTTGAGATGTGCAGTCAGCATGCGCTTGAACTGCGACGGGGTCTGCCAACGGTTCGGCTTCTTTCTGAGCAGCACCGCCACAGGTTCATCCGACGCATCTTCGCGGGTCGTCTCGCTGACCCGGCGCTTGATGTCGATCGGCAGCGTCGCAGGCACACCGCTCAACAGCCGCACGCAGGCATAGACCGCGCCGACACGCATGGCCGATTCCGGCGTGACAGTTTCCCCGGAAGTAGCGACATAGCCAAGGCGGATAAACTCTTCGATTTGCTGAGGAGTGGTAAGTGTCACACCTCCGCCCGCCGACTGTACCGCTGCGCGCGGCTCAATTCGCGGCGCTGCGGCCGGCGCTCTCGGCAACCATCGATCCCAGAATGCCATCAGAGCACCAGCAATCCTCGTTCCTGATAAACCGATGGCCCAGCTTCCGCCGGTGCCCCCATCATCGCCGCGAGCGCGTCGACCGTGGCCGCGATCCCGTCGATCTTCTCTTTCGACTTTGCCCGGCTGGGCTTGATGTTGCCGGCCGGGTCCTCATCGTATGCCGCATTGCGCGCCATCCACGTCAGCACCGGGTGGTTGCCATGTTCGAGCATTTGCCCGATCACGAGCCGCTCCAGTTCTTTCGACGGGTCGCTCAGGCTCTTGAAGCCCTGCCGTACCCTGAGGATTGGAACGCTCTGGTTTTCCAGCGAGGTCACCAGCTGCTGCGCGTTCCAGTCATCGACGCCCAGCATCCGGATATCGAAGGCGGACGCCGCCTCGAAGATCGCGTGCTCGATCCAGTCATAGTCGATCACCTTGCCGGGCGTGGCGATCATGGCACCCATTTTCACCCAGTCGGCGTAAGGCACGCGGTCGACGCGTGATCGCCTCTCGACGCTGGCCTCTGGTACCCAAAACTGCGGCAACAGCACTAGTCTGTCGCCGTCCTTTTCCGGTGGGAACGCAAGGACAAAGGCAGCGATATCAACCTTGCTGGCGAGATCGAGCCCGCCATAGCAGGTTCGTCCGCGCAGCTCGTGACGCAAGTCTCGCCAGTACTCTGTCTCCACACTGGCGACGCTGCACTTGCGCCACAGGTCCATCGGCAGCCAGCGCACATCCTGCTCGGTCCACAGGTTCAGGTGGTAGCGCTTGAAGTCGTTTTCCTTGCGCGGGCTTTCCTGCGCCTTCTTGCACTCGGCTTGAAGATAGTCCTGCCGCACCGAGATATTGAGGTTGGGGTTGGCTTTCGCCCACGTCGCCGGGTCGGTCCAGTCATCTTCCGGATCCGCGGCATAGACCACCACGAGCGTTTCCGGGTCATCGATCGTGCCGTCGAGGATCTTCTGGCATTCCTGCCACAACTCCCATCCGTAGCCATCCATGGTTCCGGCCGTCGAGATCAGGAACTCTATCGGCTCTTCGCGCGCCGCTTCGGACTGGTGCATGAATGTGTAAAGCCGGTCATCCGGCCACTCATGCACCTCGTCGCCAACCAGCCCGCTTGCCGATCGGCCATGCTTGCCTTCCGGCACGCCGCTCAACGGCTCGAATTTGGCGCTGAGTTGCGGGACGAACAGCGCATTTTTCAGCGGCTCTGTCACTTGGCTCAGCGACGGCGACCACGCGACCATCTTCGACGCCTTGTCGAACACCAGCCGCGCCTGGTCCTTGTCCTTTGCAATCGAGTAGACTTGCCCGCCCATCACGCCGGTCGCGAGCAAAGCTACCAGCGACACCGCCGCAGCCAACTCTGTCTTGCCGTTTTTGCGCGGCACCCACACGATCACGCGGCGATAACGCCTCAGGCCATCGGCCTTGCGCTTCCACCCAAACATCGGCCGGATGATGTCGTCGCGCTGCCAGGGCGAAAGCTTGAAGGGCTTGCCGGCCCACTTGTCCTCGGTGAACACACAACGCGTTTCGATCCACCGGCAGGCATAGTCGGCCGTAGCTTCGTCGAACACATACAGGGACTCATCGGCCATCAGTTCAGCCTTCCGCCGCTAAGCCCTCCGATGGTGCCGATCTCGTCAACCGGCTCCGCCGGCACTGGCACGTCGAGGCTCTCGTCTTCGCCGTCGCCCTCATCGCCCCCACGCCCCCCGAACAGGTCGCCGGGCGCCATCTGGGCGGCGGCGGCGAGGTCGCGGATGATCCGCTGCCGATCGAGCGGCGTCAGGCCGAGCTTCTCTTCCAGCTTCACCAGGTCGTCTTCGAGGCGGCTCCGCACCGTGAACCACGGGTTGATCCGCAGCATGTTCTCGACATGCTGGCTCGAGGTCACATAGACCGCGCCCCCCGATTCCTTGATCTGCTTGTTGGCGTTCACCCAGTCCGACAGGTACACGCAGTAGCGCGCGAACACCTGGGCATCGCTCTGCCTGAGGAAGTGCAGCGCACCCTGCAGCTGCGTCCACACCTGCCGCGCCAGCCGGTCGCTCAGCCACTTCGGCCGCTCGAGCTGGATGCGCTCGGCAATCGCCCGCGGCGTCAGTTTCTTCACCGGACGCTTGCCCGGATTGCCGCGCGCTGCCTGCAGCTCCGGCGATATCGGTCTGCGGCCCACGGCAACGCTCCCAAAAAAGTTTCCTGCGAAATTTCGCGGCAAAACAC